GTGGTAAGAACATCATCTCTCCAAGTTCATTTGGTGAGGCAGACCCTTTATTGGAATTTGCTGAGAAGTTGAAAGCAACTGGAAATCGTGATGATTACCAATTGTCTCGTAAATTGACTCCTAAGATGAGAACATACGTACCAGTATTGGTTCGTGGTGAAGAGTCTGAAGGTGTTAAGTTTTGGGGATTTGGTAAAAACGTTTACCAAGAACTATTAGGGTTCTTCGCAGATCCAGATTATGGTGATTTAACCGACCCTGTAAATGGTCGTGATGTAACAGTAGAATTCAAAACTGCTTCTGAATTGGGTAAATCTTATCCCGAAACTTACATTCGTGTTAAACCAAGCACTACTCCAATCTCAGAAGACTCAAATGTATTGGAAATGTCAAAAGACCAAATCGAACTTCCAGGTATGTTCAAAAAAGTAACATATGAAGAAATGGAAGGTATGTTGAAGGAATGGTTAGAAACTGGCGAAGTATCAGACTCTAAAGAACAACCAACTGCTGAAACAAGTAAACCGACTGAAGCAACTTCTCCCGCATCTAACGTAAAAGATGCATTCGATGATTTATTTAACGACTAATTAGTATGGCTAAGAAGAAGGAAAGTTCTCGTGATGAACTATCTTCTATCCTCGCTAACAACCTAAACAAGAAGTTTAAGTCCGCCAATAAGGTGGCTTTCTTCTTGGATGGGGAAGAGACAACGCCTACCGACTTAGATGAGTGGGTATCGACTGGCTCTCCTATGTTAGATTTAGCAATCTCAAACCGACCAAATGGTGGATTACCAGTAGGTCGTATTACTGAGATTACAGGATTAGAGGGTAGTGGTAAATCACTATTGGCAGCTCACTCAATCGCAGACACTCAGAAGAAGGGTGGTCTTGGAGTCTATATAGACACCGAGAACGCAATGAATCAAGAGTTCTTAGAAGCAATTGGTGTAGATGTCAAAAAGATGTTATACGTTCCATTAGAAACTGTGGAAGACATCTTTGAAGCAATCGATTCAATCATTGAATCAGTTCGTTCTTCTGATAAGAAGAAATTGGTTACAATCGTAGTTGACTCCGTAGCAGGTGCATCTACTAAAGTTGAGATATCAGCTGATTATGACCAAGCCGGTTACGCAACTCAAAAAGCCATCATTATCTCGAAGGCAATGAGAAAGGTAACTAATCTTATTGGACGAGAACGAATTTCACTAATCTTCACCAATCAATTGAGAACACGTTTAGGTGTATCATTTGGTGACCCTTGGACAACGAGTGGTGGTAAGGCAATTGCGTTCCACTCATCGTGTAGATTAAGACTGAAACAAATGGGTCAGTTAAAATCCAAAGTGGGTGGTGTAGACCAAGTGGTTGGTATTAAGACTCGTGCTCAAGTAGTTAAGAATAGAATGGGGCCACCACTCCGTTCGGTAGATTACGATATTTACTTTGATAGAGGTATCGATAATTATGGCTCTTGGTTACAAATGATGAAGAGTTACAAACTGATTGACCAAAGTGGTGCTTGGTACACTTACGTAGATAAAGAGACTGGTGAAGAGATTAAATTCCAAGCTAAGAATTTCGAAGACCTCTTAGAAGAGAAACCCGAACTAAAAGAGTCGATTTATTCTCAAATTTGTGATGCATACATTATGTCTTACAAAAAATCAAGCGCAGAAGCAAACATAGATAACGTAGAAGTAGAAGATTTCGATGCATAATAGATACGCAGAACTCCTCAAAGAAGTGAGTAAAGAACATAGTGAAGTTAAAGACGAAAGTCTAAATGATAACGTTCTAATCATAGATGGATTAAACCAATTTATCAGAGTATTTGGGGCAGTACCTGCGTTGAATGATGATGGAGAACATTGTGGTGGTGTGACAGGATTTCTCTTGTCCACCGCTGCAACCATCAGAAGATTGAAACCTACACGTGTCGTTATCGTGTTTGATGGTAAGGGTGGGTCAAATCGTAGAAAGTCAATGTATAAGGGTTATAAGGAAGGTCGTACTGGTCTGACTAAAATCAATAGATTGGCTGGATACGAAGATTTGGAGGACCAGCAAGTGTCAATGAGAAATCAATTCACACGATTGATTGAGTATCTCCAAGTCTTACCTATCTCTCTTACCTATATTGATTATGTTGAGGCAGATGATATCATGGCATATCTCGCAAATCACTACTTTAAGAAAAACGTTACAATCATCTCATCAGACAAAGACTTTTTACAATTGGTAAACCGCCGAATTAAGGTATGGGCCCCTACTAAGAAGAAAATGTATGATGAAGAGCTTGTAATGAAAGATTATGGTGTTAAACCACAAAATCTTGTATTTTATCGTATGATTGAGGGTGATAAATCCGATAACATTGAGGGTGTCAGAGGTGTTGGTCCTAAAACCATCCTTAATAAGATGCCATTCCTAAATGATGAGGTTCTTGAAATGGACACATTCATATCTAAAATCAAAACTGAGTGTGATGATAAATTGTCACAAAAGTTGATTGAAAATGTTACAACTCTCGAAATGAATTACAATCTAATGCAACTTAAAGACCCTGAAATCTCATCTTCAATCAAATCAAAGGTTAGGGAGATTATGGATGAACAAGAGGCAACCTTAGATATACCGGAATTCAAGAAAATGTTTATGTATGATAAGTTATACACTGCATTCTCAAACGTAGATTCTTGGTTACGTAACTCTTTTAGTCTTTTAGATGGTTTTCTAAAGAATGAAAAGTGATTATATAACTGAAATTTGGAATGGTGAATTAGAATACCACACCTATACAGAACGTGGTTGGTTAGGTATAGGTGGGCCAGAACACCCTATGTTTAAAGGAATGGTCGAACGTATTTTAACGGAATCGAAATACATATCAGACTACAAGTTATATGTGATTGGTGGTTTGCTGGAATCGTGGGTGTCTTGGGATGTTGATTTTGCCATAACTGGTGAATTTGACCCAATAAAAATAAAAGAGATATTTGAGGTAATTACTAAGATTTCATTCGAAATGAGAATATTTACCGATTGCCACTATCAAAAAAAACTATGGCCAGTACATTTGTATTGTAGATATGGTGGATACGAGGAAGTACACGAGTGTTGGAGATTATCTAATCGATTTGCACGAGATGGGGTATATCAAGACCTAAGTAGCTTTGAGTATGCTGATGGGCTGTACAAACAAACAATACATTATCCATTTCCAAAGCATATTAAGCGTAGGGAAGAGGGGTATAGTTATAAACCGCCACTTTTATTAAATTAAGTTTGGATAGTTAAAAATAAAGTCGTATATTAGTGACTATATGGAGAAGTTAGGAAGCAAGTTTAGTACATCATTTCAAAATAAGGTAATATCGGCTATCATATCAGATAGGTCGTTTACTCGACAAATCTATGATATACTAAAACCAGAGTACTTTGATTCGGAAGCGTCTGAGTGGTTAGTTAATACTACTCTAAAATATTTCGATGAGTATGAGACAATGCCAACGTTAGATGTCCTTAAAGTAAAGATAAATGGTATTGAGAGGGATGTACTGAAGACTTCAGTCGTGGATACTCTTAAATTTGCTTGGAATCACTTAGAAACCGAAGATTTACCTTACGTAAAGGAGCAAGTTCTTGATTTTTGTAAGAATCAGTCTATCAAGAACGCAATCTTAGATTCCGTGTCCTTATTAGAGGATGGTAAGTATGAAACTATTAAAAAGAATATTGATACTGCAATGAAAGCAGGTCAAGATTCTGATATTGGCCACGAATACAAGACTATGGTTACGGAAAGATACGAGGATAGCGTTCGTAATGTCGTATCTACTGGTTGGGATGTTATTGATGAAATTACACAAGGTGGATTTGGTAAAGGTGAGTTAATCCTATTTGCAGCTCCTCCTGGAATCGGTAAATCGTGGTCTTTGGTTAATATTGGTGTAAATGCAATGAAAAAGGGTAAGGTCGTAGCACATTATACTTTGGAATTGAATGAAGGTTACACGGGTCAGAGATATGATGCTGTACTAAGTGGGGTCGCAGTAGCTAATTTAAAATACAATATGGATGATGTTAAGAAGGCGGTTGAAAATGTGCCAGGCGACCTTGTTGTAAAACACTATCCTACCAAAACTGCAAGTGTAAACTCACTAAAAGCACATATGGATAGAATGACCTTACAAGGTAAGAAGCCAGATTTGGTGATTGTTGATTATGCTGACCTTTTACGAGGACCAAAAAAAGAAAAGAGACACGAAGAGCTGGAAGAAATCATCGAAGACCTTAGAGGTATGGCTGGTGAGTATGACGTTCCAGTATTCACAGCATCTCAGATTAATAGAAGTGGTGCAGAAGATGACATCATTACAGGTACTAAGATTGCTGGGTCATTCTCCAAGATGATGACTGCTGACTTTGTGGTATCACTTTCTCGTAAGATTGAAGATAAACTTGCTGGAACTGGTAGATGGCACGTAATTAAGAATCGCTTCGGTCCTGATGGGATGACGTTCCCATCTAAAGCAAACTTCTCAACTGGTCAAATTCACATCTATAATGAGGACTCTATAAATGGTAGACAAACCAAAAAAGATATGAAACAAGGGGAGAGTTTAGTAAGAAAAGAATTAGCTCAAAAATATAAAGAAATGAGTGGTGATATTGGTTTTTAGAGACTATATATTACCACCCCAATAAACATAATGTCTAACAATTTAACAAGGAATCCGTATGGGTCTATTTGACAATCGCGTACCTTTTAAACCATTTGAATATCCAGAATATTACACCGAAGGTTGGTTGAAACAAGCACAGGCTTTTTGGTTACATACCGAAATACCAATGCAAGGTGATATTAAGGATTGGAATGAAAATCTAACCGCCGAAGAAAAGAACTTAGTGGGTAATATCCTACTTGGATTTGCACAAACGGAATGTGCTGTATCTGATTATTGGACTACTATGGTCACTAATTGGTTTCCAAAGCATGAGATTAAGCAAATGGCTATGATGTTCGGTTCACAAGAGACCATCCATGCAACCGCATATTCATATTTGAATGAGTCACTTGGATTGGAAGACTTTGAGGCATTCTTACACGAACCTGCTACTGCTGAACGTTTTGAGAACTTAGCTGAAGTTACAAACAATTACACTCACGAAGATTTGAAGAACAATTCAGAAGCTCGTAAGGAAGTTGCCCGTTCACTCGCTATATTCTCAGCATTTACTGAGGGAGTCGCACTTTACTCTTCATTTGCAGTACTTTACTCATTCCAAATGAGAAACAAGTTAAAGGGCATTGGTCAACAAATGAAATGGTCTGTAAGAGATGAGTCATTACACTCAAGAATGGGATGTCAGTTGTTCAAACATATGTGTAACGAGTATCCTGAACTGATGGGTGATTGTAAAGACTCTATTAAAGAGGCTGCAGAATTAATTCAGTCATTAGAACACAAATACATTGATAAGATGTTTGAGATGGGTGATTTGGAGAATCTTAAAAAAGAAGACCTAAAAAACTTCATCAATCAACGACTAAATGAAAAATTAAATGAGTTGGGCTACGAAGCATCGTTTACATATGATGAGGACTCAGCAGCACAATTGGAATGGTTCTATCACTTAACTGGTGGACATACACACACGGACTTCTTCGCATTGAGACCTACTGATTATAGTAAGGCAAATGAAGGTGAAGATTGGGACGATATATTTTAATAAGTTATGAAGAATTACGGAGAAGAATTAGGTTGGGAGCTTGGAGTAGACTTCCCAACATGGGCAAATACTGAAATATATGTTAAGACTATATCCAAAGGGTATCTACTATCAGGTGAAAAACCAAAGGATGCTTATTGGAGAGTTGCTACGGCAGTAGCACGTAGACTTGACAAACCACAAATGGCGTCAAAGTTTTTTGATTACATATGGAAGGGTTGGTTAAATCTAGCATCACCTGTACTTTCAAATACTGGTACTGATAGAGGATTACCAATCAGTTGTTTCGGTATTGATGTAGGTGACTCCATCCAAGAGATTGGGTCAAAGAACCTTGAATTGATGTTACTTGCTAAACATGGTGGTGGAGTGGGTGTTGGTATCAATATGATTAGACCAGCCGGTACTAAAATCACTCAAAATGGAACATCCGATGGTGTAGTACCATTCGCTAAGATTTACGACTCTACAATCCTTGCAACGAACCAAGGAGCTGTACGTAGAGGTGCTGCATCGGTGAATCTAAACATTGAACACGATGACTTTGACGAGTGGATTGAAATCCGTGAACCAAAAGGTGATGTGAATAGACAATGTTTGAACTTAAATCAATGTGTAATCGTTGGTGATAAGTTTATGAGAAAGTTGGAAGATGGCAATCCCGAAGCACGTAGTAAATGGGGTAAGGTACTTCAGAAACGTAAAGCAACTGGTCAACCATATGTAATGTATAAGGGTAATGTAAACAAACAAAACCCAGAGATGTATAAGAACAACGGATTGAAGGTTCATATGACTAACATATGTTCTGAAATCACCCTACATACCGATGAGTCACACTCCTTTGTATGTTGTTTATCATCACTAAACTTATCTAAGTATGATGAGTGGAAACATACTGATTTAATCTATACTGCAACGTGGTTCTTGGATGGTGTACTCGAAGAGTTTATTCAGAGAGCAAAGAATATGAGAGGTTTCGAGAACTCAGTACGTTCGGCTGAAAAGGGACGTGCTTTAGGACTTGGTGTTCTTGGATGGCACACATACTTACAACAAAAGGGTATGTCAT